AGAAATAAAAGAAACCAACGTGATAGTTCGATAACTATAGAGTTGTTCAAGGCGTCCGTAGACGCTGTCCAGTGAAACGGGCATTCCAATAGAAAAACGTTCTTTAATGGACTCGAGAGACCAATCATCAAAGCGGTAAATACCAGCTTGATGCTTATAAGCCTTACGAGAACCACGAAGACGATCCATTGGAGACTGTTCGTAGGTTGATTCGCGATATTGAATATTATGTTCCTCCACATCACAAACACACTGGGTAGTATGACTGCGACATTTTGGACAGAACGTCAATTTTTCTGATAAATTGGAAATTCCAGAAACAATCTTTCTTTGATTAGTAAAATGTTTCTTAGAATCCAAGTTAGTAAAACGAATTAACGTTCCAATATCAATATCTTTCATCAATTGTCCATTCCATTCAAGAGTCTTCCAACCAATAGTGGCACGCTTGCCCTTGGTGGTCGACGGAATGGGATAAGCCTTCTCTACAGTGAACGTCCAAAGATCTGGGATCTCGGGAACATTCTCTCCAAATGCATCAAAAACTTTGCCTTCATCCAACATATTATTAGTTGCAAACTGATCACGAACGTGAGCAGTTACAATATAGTTGGCACGACGGGCAATAGAAACTGGTTCATTTGAATAAGTAGTGGCACAAAAATCTTTAGTATTGGTGGTACAAACGACTGCCTTAGGCTGAATAGAAACCTTACCTTTCAGTTCAGCTTCTGCCATATTGGCATACATTTTCACGTTGTTCACCATCTCCAAAATTCTTACGGTAGGAGCAGTCTCAACAAAATCAGCAACAGTATTGCCGACATCATCGAGAAAAACTCCATTAATAGAAGACTTATAATTGGACATGTACTTATCATGCTCATTCAATACAATTGTAGATTCGTCATCACAACGAAAGTTGTTGAAATACAACAAACTGGTCATTAACAAAGGACCAATAGTTGATTTTCCAACACTGGATCCACCGAAAATCCCAATACAATAGGGTTTTTCTCGGATGT